TACCACTTGACATTTGCCGCGCATTGTGGTACAATGGGGACAGTTAAAGAAAGTTGCACGCACAATAGAAAGGAAAGATATAATATGGATAACAGAGAACAGCCAAATATGCAAACCATAAAAGCACTGGCCAAATTTTTAATTGACGTATGGCGTACAAGTAAATGCCCATATACTGCCGAACCTGCTTATTGTTGTGCAAAGTGCGAATATAACGAACTTTGTGCAAAGATTGAAGAATTAGAAAAGGTGGTTAACAAATGAAAAAGCATCAAACGCTTGAAATGCCAGAATTAGTACAAGAAATTGAACTTTTACTTGAAGATTGGCACTTCACAAAATGTGATAGGTGTGAGCATTATAAATTATGTAAATGCTTGTTACAATTATCAGATATTAAATATGGATTGTACAAAAGTAACGGTGAATTAAAATGAGTATCTATAATGTTTGGCACTTGTTGAGCCGTTTCAACAGGCTATATGCAGTATCAACAAGAGATAATATCCCTAAACTAATGGAACAGAAAAATATCAACTATTATGGACGCAAAACAGTAACTTTTATGTGTATAAAGGATGGTGCATTACATTGCTATTATTAACAATTGTTGTTATTCTTTTTTTACATTTTGAAATTGGCGTTTATCTCACGTCTGATACATTTAAAGATTTTATCTTTACTAATTTTACCGTTCTTTTTGGCGTTGTTTGTTTTATTATTGCAATTTTAGCTATATGGAGTGAATGTCAATTATGATTAAGCATTGCAGACTATGCGGTCTACCGTTTGAAGCACTGAAAAGCAATCAGTTATATTGCGATTATTGCAGAGATTTTTTACACAATTCTACAAAGAAACCACATTCCGAAACAAGCATTGAAGAAATTAACCGTAAAGCAACCGCATTAGGTTTAAGTTATGGCCAAATAGTACAGAGGTATAATCTATAATGTATATTTTGATTATTAAATATAGAGAGCGCGGTACTTACCCTAATGAGCATGAAGAAACAAAAGTATTTAGTGCTAAATGTGAAGTATACCGCTATATTAGTGCTATTGACTTGCGTTATTATATTATTAGTTATGCTATCTATATTAAAGTAGAAGAAAATGGGCATACTTTTATTGACAATAGCAAATAAAGAGGTATAATAAAAGTGTAGAGGGCACGACAGCAAATGAACCGCGCGTTGATAGAAACTACTCTTTAATTAGAGCTATCGCGCATGAGTTAGTTACTCCCGTTCGGTTGTTGCGTGTACCTCTATTTGTTTTATAATGAAAGGGTGATTAATAGTGGCATGGTTTGACCCAACAGATATATTAAATAAACAAAGATTATTTAATTTTGTAACAGGCCCAAAAGGCGACGGCAAAACCACAGGATGTAGAAACTATGGTTTGAACCTATTTTTAAAAGATAATGTATCCGAATTTTGTGTTATTCGTCGTACCAAAACAGAAACGCAAAAAGCCTATAAAAAGTATTTTGACGATATTAACACAAAGTTTAATTATAATCTAGATATAAAATACCGTTCTAATATGGCAGGAATTGAAACAGACGATGGGTTTAAACCTATTTGTCATTTTTTCAGTTTGTCAACTGATGCAGGTATACAGGGCGTGAACCTGCCAAATTTGCGGTTTATGATATTTGAAGAAATATTTCTTGACCCGCGTAAAGGTAAACGCTATTTGAAGAATGAACCCGAAGAATTTGCCAGGTTATATGATACGTTGGCGCGTCCGTCTGACCCAAATAGAAAACGTGTCCCGGTTATTTTTATAGGTAACTCTTTTGCAAGTAGCAATCCATACTACAATTTTTTCCATGTGCAATTAAATAGCAAGGGCGAATTTAAAAATAAAAACATTTACGCATTGCATATTAACGATGCAGAATTTACCGCACAAGCAAAGTCAACCGAATTTGGGCAAATTATGGCTAATAGTGCATACGCAAAACATGCTTTTGAAAATGATTTTTTACTTGATAATTTTGACTTTGTTGTAAAGGATTTTCCTAAAGGCGATTTAATCTATACATTTGTTTATGATGGCAAGACTTACGGTGTTTGGGTAAATTTCAAAAGCGGCGGTTTATTTGTTAGTACAAAATATAACCCGAATTGCCCATGCAGTTACACATTTACAACCGAGAATATGAAGCCTAATCTATTAACAGGTAAAATGTTTTGCCGTGGCTATCATGGCGAATTAACAAAATTTGCATATAACACAGGTTGCCTATTCTATGAAAGTCTAGCAATAAAAGACATGTTTTACGACATTGCCAGAATTTGCAATTTTTAGCAAATAATTTTGAAAATCCTATTGACTTTCTACCTTATTTATATTATAATATATACAGAGGTTGAGAAAAACCTTAATACAAACGAAAGGAGAACAGCACAATGAAGTTCAAGAAAATCTGCACCAAGGTGGAATTTTTGGAGAAGCAGGAAGATGGCAACTGGATTGAAAGTGTTGACATTATTGCCGGGCGAATTGCAAAAAGCAAACTGACCGGCTACGGTGTTATTCAGTCGGTAAGCTATCCCAAATGTGACGTTGAAATTTCCGATGCAATTGTGAACCAGTACGCAAACATTACCGAAATTACCCAGTAAAGAAAGGAAGAAACAATTATGTTTAATCAGAATCTTGTACCCAAAGAAACGCCCGCAACCATGATGGAATCTAGCATTTTCGGAGGTTGCTATTGCAGTCTTCCCATGAATACCGACGAGGAAAAGAAGAAGATTTTCAATGCAACTAACCGCGCTGACGCGTCGTTGCGCGAGTGCATTAACATGCCGATTGAAATGACGGGCCTGTACATTGAACCCGTCGAATTTGAAGCAAAGGACGAGGACGGTAAGAGCATTGACGGTAAGACCCAGTTGTCCCCGCGCATGATTATTTTTGATAAGGACGGCAAGAGTTATGGTTGCTGTTCTATGGGTGCTTACAACAGCATTAAACGCATTGTTAGCATGTACGGTCTGCCTAATACGTGGGACAAGCCGATTACTATTGTACCCGGTCTTGTTACCAGTGGTAAAAACCAGGTGTTGACTATTACTATCGCATAATCGTTATAAATAGAAAGGGCGGTAAACTTGTATTGAATGTGGGCAAGTTTACCGCCCTTATTTTATTGGGGGTGTTATAATGGCGCGTAAATTTAGCAAACTATCTGAAAAAGAATTGTCTATTGCTGTAAACCGTTATAACCAGATGCGAACACGTTATATAAAATCAGGCGGAAAAACAGTAGCGCCAAAAGTAACCGTTCAGGAATTAAAAGCGCAAAGCGAAAATACTGCGCAGTTAAGACAGCAAATTAAACGGTTGAACGATTACAAGAAAATTGCAGATTTTGAAAGTGCAAAAGTTAAGGGCTTTAGATTCGTTACAACAAAAGGTGAACGGCGTACAATTAGCAGACTAGACAAGGCGGCAAGACAACGTTACAAAAAAGAAATTGCAAAGTTAGAAGCACAGAAAACCACGGCAAGCAATCAGGAATTAATAAATAAAATTATTCCCGGTATTGAAGAACTAAAAGCAAAGCCGACAAAAATTAGTAATATTCCTAGCCGTGAAATTTTGGGAAAAGTACAAAGCAGATATGAACGGGAACAGCGTTACTATAAAAAGTATGGCCAAGCTGAACCACCTATTTTGCGACTTGACCATTATTTAGCGGCATTTGTAAAGGTAGGTTGCTTTAATGTTTCAAACGGCCCGTTAGTTTATGACGCGTTGGCAAAGTTAACAAATGAAGAATGGGCAAAACTTATTGAAGATTACCCCTCAATATTTGACCTTGACTATCTATACGACGCTGGAATTGGTGCACAAGCAAAAGTCAATGAAATTGCAAACGCGTTGCAAATGCTTATTTATTCTGATAATTTACCCGATGAGATTTAAACCATGCGTACAAGTAATATATGGTCGTGCGATTTTGAAACGACAACAGACCCGGAGGACTGCCGCGTTTGGGCATGGGTCGCTATAAACATATATGATAATACAAAGCGCCTATACGGAAACAGTATAAGCACCTTTATAGACTTTTTATGGGGGCATAACAGAAAATGCTATTTTCACAACTTAAAGTTTGACGGCACATTTATTCTAGACTATCTATTAAAAAATGGGTGGACGTTAAACAAAGAAAAGAAAGAATTACAAACATGCGAATTTAACACGCTAATTAGTGATAAGGGCTTTTATTATACAATGTGTTTATGTTTTGGCCCTAAGTCAAAATGTGAAATAATCGACAGTTTAAAGATATTACCATATAGCGTTGATGCAATTGCAAAGGGCTGGAAATTACCAGTACAAAAACTACACATTGATTATAAAGCATACAGAGAGCCGGGCCACGAATTGACCAAAGAAGAAAAAGACTATATTACAAATGATGCACTAATTGTTGCAATAGCTTTAAAATCCACATTCGACGACGGATATAAGAAAATAACAGCAGGTAGTAACGCTTTTAATTTTTATGTTGAAAAGTGCATGGGTGGTAAAAAGGGATTTAGGAATACTTTTCCAATTCCCGAAAATGACACTTATTTGCGTAAAGCGTACAGAGGCGGATTTACCTATGTTGCCCCGCAATACAAAAATAAGCTAGTTGGCGCAGGACGTGTTTATGATGTAAACAGCCTATATCCATTTGCGCTACATTCACCGCACGTTTATCCGTATGGAGAACCCGTTTATTTTACTGGTGAATATCAAAAGAATGATAAATACCCTTTATATTTTCAGCGGTTTTATTGTGATTTCAAACTAAAACCAGACCACTTACCAACTATACAAATGAAAAACACGGCGGGTTATATTCCTACTGAATACGTAACAGAAAGTCTTAACGATAGTGTTCCGCTGACATTAACTAGCGTTGATTTAGCTTTATTTTTTGACCAATATGACGTTTACAATTATCGCCCAATTGACGGCTACATGTATAAAGCGGGTGAAAAGTTATTTGATACATATATAGACTACTTTTACAAACAGAAACAACAAGCAAAACAAGAGAAAAACTATGCACGCTATCAACTAGCAAAGCTAATGCTAAATAGTTTTTATGGTAAGATGGCAACTAACCCTATATGTGCAAGCCGCTGGCCCACGTTAAAAGACAACAGATTAGCATATTTACCCGGCGAAATTGAAAACCGTGAACCCGTTTATATTCCTGTCGGTTGTTTCTGTACCGCGTATGCACGAGACGTTACTATCAGAGCCGCGCAATCATGTTTTGACCGTTTCATGTATGCAGATACAGATAGCTTGCATGTTTTGGGTGATTATGACGTGCCGGGCCTTGATGTTGACGATTATAGACTAGGAGCATTTAAGCATGAGAACACGTTCACGCAAGCTAAATATCTACGGCCAAAGCTATACATGGAAGAAATGATAACAGGACGCGGCGACAACTTTATATTAAATGACTGGACAGTTACAGGTGCAGGAATGACAAAAAGCGTAAAACAGCAAGTTACAATTGATTCGTTTGAATACGGTGCAGTATTTGACGGAAAATTAACAACAAAGGTCGTCCCGGGAGGCACTGTTTTGATGGACACAACATTTAAAATTCACGGCTAAATGTATTGACAAATATATTTATATAATGTATAGTATAGTAAAGAGGTGATTAAAATGAATATCAAAGTAGCGCAGTTAACTTTAATCATGATTGCAATTATTGCCGATTATCTGACAGGCATTATTAAAGCATGTTACAAGCATGAGTACAAAAGCGAGGTAATGAGGCAGGGCCTTTATCATAAACTTGCAGAGATTGCCGCCGTTGCCGTTATGTTCTATTTGCAGTTGGGTTTGCCGATGATCGGTGTTGCGATTGATTTTCCTTTTATTAGTTTCATTACATTGTATATCATTGTAATGGAATTGTCGAGCATTGTTGAAAATATCGGTGAAATTAACCCCGATTTAATTGGCCCTCTATCTGATGTATTTGAAAAGGTAAAGCAAGTAAAGGATGATAGATATGGAAAAAATCATTGATGTTAGCAAATGGCAAGGCAGAATTGATTTTGCGAAAGTTAAGAAAGCAGGATTCACTGGCGTGATGATTCGCGCGGGGTTTGGTAATAAAAACGGTTACTTGTACCCCGACGAATGTTTTGAACGGTTCTATGCTGATGCCGTAAGCGCTGGTATGCACGTGGGCACTTACTTTTATACGTCTGGTTTGTTTCATCAAACGGGCCGAGGTGCAAAAGAAGCGGCGTACTTTTTGGGACTCATTAAGGGCAAAAAGTTTGACCTGCCTATTGCGTGCGACATTGAACTAAGCCCCGACGGTTACAGAACGGAAACAAGCAAAAACGCAATTGACTTTTGCAAGTACCTTGAGAACGCTGGTTATTATGCGATGATTTACGCAAGTGACATTAGCGGCTTTAAGTCTAGGCTTGATGTAAATATGCTAAAAGCCTATGACAAATGGGTAGCACGCTATAACAAGAATGGCCCGCAGTATGTAAAGGATTGGGGCATTTGGCAGTATGGCGGCGGCACGAATTATCTTGCACCCGTTCACGTTGACGGTGTTTATAGTACAGCATGTGACCAGAATTTCATGCGCCGAGACTACCCTGATATTATTAAACGTGCAGGACTGAACGGCTTTAAGAAACAGGCAAGCGCAACAAAACTTTATAGTTTTGCTGTTGATAATATTAGCGCAGGAGATAAAGAAAAATTTGTTGCACTTGCGAATGAATTACAGATTAAAAGCGAGGTGAACGAAAAATGACACGTGAAGAAATGCAAGCAGTCTTGACAGAATATGCAGGCGCAGACGCGGAAACACAAGGTCAGCTTGCCGCGCGTTTGCTTGATGAAAATGACGCAATCATTACAGAAAGTAACAACCGAGAAGCGGCCCGGGTTGCCGCCGTAGCAAATGAAAACGCATTGCGCAAACAATACGTTGAACGCTTTTTAGGCGCAGTACCCGGCCAGCCAGACCCACCTAAACCAACCGAAATCAACCCGCCCGAGCGTGTTTCTTTTGATTCTTTATTTAAATAAAAGGAGTGTTTTATTATGCCTATTAAACCTACTGTATCCCAGCTTAATGCAAATAGCGTCGGTATTCTTAACGCTATCCGAGATAATGCAAGTGCTGAATATTACCAGGCAGTGCCCCAGGCACAGGCCACGACCGAAAGTATCCGCGCCGTTGGTGAACAGATTCTTGCATTTCAGCCGCGCATGAATGAATTTGTTTCCGCACTGATTAACCGTATTGCCCGTGTGGTCGTTACTAGTAAGTTGTACTCTAACCCGCTGGCGTTTGCTAAAAAGGGCCTGCTGGAATACGGCGAAACGATTGAAGAAATTTTCGTTGATATTGCAAAGGCTAACGCCTATGACTGGAATAGCACCAACGAAACTGAACAGGCGTTCAAGCGTGAAAACCCGGATATTAAATCCGCATTTCATGCACTGAACATGCAGACGTACTATAAAACAACTGTTAGTGAACAGAATTTGCGGCAGGCGTTCCTTTCTCTTGATGGCGTGACTGACCTTATTGCTCGTATTGTCAACAGCCTGTATTCTGGCGCGGCCTATGATGAATATATCATGATGAAGTACACCATTGCACAAAGTCTCATTCCGGGCAATGTGAAAATGGCAACTATTGGCGCGGTAGACGATGAAGCAAGCGGCAAAGCGGCAGTTAAAAAGGTTAAGGCCATTACCGGCAAAATGCAGTTTATGAGCAAGGAATATAACATTGCTGGCGTTAATACCTTTATCCCGTCGCCGTCTGACATTTTCGTTGTCATGACCGCGGACTATGAAGCAAGTATCGACGTTGATGTTCTGGCAAGTGCCTTTAACATGGACAAGGTGCAGTTTATGGGTCAACGCGTGCTTGTGGATTCGTTCAGCTTTAACGATGGCGAACTTGCCCGACTGGATGAATTGCTGGCAAAAGACCCCACATACACGAAGCCGAACGACGGTGACTTGACCGCACTTAATACCGTTGGTATTGTGGTTATGAGCCGTGATTGGTTTCAGGTGTACGACGTACTGAACCAGTTTACTGAACAGTATAACGCGGCGTTGCTGTATTGGAATGAATTTAATCACGTTTGGCGCATTTATTCCGCGTCGCCGTTCGCGCCCATTGTTGGCTTTACTACTATGACCCCGAGTATTACCGCCGTTACTGTTAACGCTCCCGCAACCGCCAAGGCGCAGGATAGAGTTGTTGCGGTTGCCACGGTTAGCGGCACTGACTTTGCAAACAAGGGTGTTAAATTCTCTATTTCGCCGACTACTAACGTAACCATTGACGAAAACACCGGCTTTATCGCATTTGGTGCAAATGCAAGTGGTAAATATACCGTTACTGCAACTAGCGTATTTGACCCGAAGAAAACGGGCACCGCCGCTATTACAGTTTCCTAATAACTGGCCCGGGTAACCGGGCCTTTATGAGAATAAAAGTATTATGCGGGTGCAATTCCCGCAATTCTCTATATAGAAAGGCGTTACGCATGGAAATTACAGATTATATGCTAAAACTGTTTATTGGGTTAAATGAAAACAGTAACCTTGCATTAAAGAAAAGTTACTACATGGAATTTACCGCACTATTAAAATTACTGACTGATACAGAACTAGGAGACTTACGAAGAAAAATATTTAAATACAAGGGGTGGTTCTAATGGCACCAAACACAAGTTTATATATTTGCCGTGGTATTCCGTGGAATAGTGACTATTCCCATGTTAGATTGTTTGCAAGTGCAAATGCCGCTAATACATATATTATAAGTAAAGCCGCCTACACTAAAACACAATACAGTTATATTAGCAAATCAAAGCAAATCCGCGTTGATGGCATGGCCGACCAGTACCGCGACTGTAACTATATTGCGTGGAAGAATACAGGTTATTCTAATAAGTGGTTTTATGGGTTTATTACTGATGTAGTTTATTTAGCCGATAATACATGCTTGATTAGTTTTGAGTATGACATTTTTCAAACGTGGTTTTATGATACCACTGTTAATCCGTCCTACGTTGAACGGGAACATGTAAACGATGATACAATCGGTGCTAACACTGTACCCGAAAACGTCGTAATGGGTGATCCTGTAAACGTGGCAAGTAGTAATAATTATATTCCTCATAAATGGTACATGTACGCAACGCAAGTATTCGACGAAATAACGCAAGCTGGTTTTGCACCGATTGAACCCGGTGCAACCGATAATGAGGTAAGCGGCTATTATAAAATCCCGCTTACCAGCAGAGCGCAAGCAAGTAGACTTGTAGACTTGTACACGCGGAAAGGTAAGCTAGAAAGTTTGATTTCTATGTTTGCCCTTACTGATTCGACTAGCGCAAGCAGTAGCGCGAATTATACCATTGCAAGGCCGACGGCGTTTGGCGATTATACACCTAAAAATAACAAACTATTATGTTACCCATATAATTATAGTACGCTTGTTTTAGCAGGTAGCGAAACGCCTTACCGTTATGAATGGTTTGCTGATGGCGTTGCCACTTTTGCCCTTAAAAAGCCAAAGTATGCGGGTGGTAGCAGTTATGTTTTCCCCGTTGGGTATCAGAAAGAAAGTAGTGCTACAAACGCTTTTGCACTTGAAAATTCTGTACCTACTGGCGCATACCCAACAGCAAGTTTTGGCGCAAATGCGTTTCAGAATTACCTTGTACAATATGGGCCGCAATTGGCCGTTGGTTTAATCGGACAGGTTGTAAACATTGGCGCAAATATTGCAACAGGCAATGCAGATGAAGCTATTTCCGCTGGCGTTGCAATTGATCAAGATATTATGGATTTGCGTACACATTCTTTGAATTCGCAAACAGTAGCAGGTACACAAAGCGTCGCACAACTTGCATATGATACACAGTTAATTATCCGTATTGTTTCTAAGCAGATTTTACCAGAGTATGCTCAAATCATTGATGAATACTTTACCGCGTTTGGATACAAAGTTTGCAGAATTAAAGCCCCGAATATTACCGGGCGGCCGTCGTGGAACTATGTAAAAACAATTGGTGCACAGGTTAGCGGCAATATCCCGGAATATGCAGAAACGGCATTGAAAGCAATGCTAAATAATGGTGTTACATTCTGGCATACAAACGACGTTGGGAATTATAGTTTAAACAACAGTCTTTAAAAGAGGTGTTAAAAATGCAAAGACCGCCGTGGATTGAAAACGCAAAATATTTTACGAATGTTACTTATAGCACATGGTTTAACCGCTTGTACAATATCGCAATTAGTCGTTTCGAGTGGTTGAATTTGCCAGAGACTTGCAACGAAAAGTTTATTGAACAGGTGCTTTTCTTTAACGGGTTTATGGTAGGTTATAAAGATACGGCACTAAATAGCTTTTTGATTATGCCTTGCACTAATAACAGTGTATTGGATATTTTCGGTTATCCTGCTAAAGTAAACGCATATGGGTATAACGGTTACATGGCCCAGAATTTGACCCCGTATACAATTACATTAGGGGAAGAACCGACAAAGGCAGATGCGGCTTTATTGTATGCAAATTACAGCCGTTGTCCAGACCTGCCCGCCGTGCTATATTTTGCCCGGAAACTAACGAAAATCGACCGTACAATTGATGTTAATATCAATGTACAGAAAACACCATACATTATTAGTTGCGGTGAAAACCAGCGCTTGACCGTCGCTAATATGTTTAAACAGGTAGATAACTTTGAACCGGCAATTATTACAACAAAGTTTTACGGGCTGAACGGTGAGAAGCCTATCAATGTTATGGACTTGAAGCCGCCGTTTGTTGCTGATAAAATGCAGACTTTGAAACGGCAGGTATACCAAGAAGCCCTTACCTATTTAGGCATTGAAGCGAACACAAGTGAAAAGGCAGAGCGGCAGGTTACGGAAGAATTGACCGCAAACATGGGTGAAACTGAAAGCATGCGGCAAAGCCCGTTGGCAAGCCGTAAACAGTTTTGTAAAGAGTTTAATAAAATCTATGGTACTAATATTGATGTAAAATTCCGTAGTGATTTGCAACTTTCTCAAATTATGGAAAATGGGGGTTTGACAGATGGCGAACTTTACGACGACGACAAGAACGATTTGTGAAATGTTGACGGGCAAAACAACGCCCATTAGTGAAGTAATTACCGAAGCAGCACCGTTATTCTTCAATTTTAATTTTCCATTTTATGATGAAACAAAACGGGCAGAATTTGAACAGAATTTTTTAGTGCATTTCTATATGCGTGAAATTGGGCTTGAAACGGTTGATTATTTTATGTTGCGGCTAGAGGATAAACTCAATACGATTATGCCGTATTATAATAAACTGTTGCTAGTTAATGCAAAAGACTATGACCCGTTCTATAATGAGATTATAGACGAAAGCATTACCAGACAAAGAACGGGAACGACTAACGGCACTGATACAACCGAAACTAGCGGTAACAGCACTACTAAAGGCACAACCACAAGCACGACCCAAAGTAGTGCAGATGATAATAACCAGCAGAGCGATTTGCCGCAAGGTGATTTGACGAATTTCAATGATAATTCGTATATGTCAAGCGCTGGAAAGGGACACACAGAAAGCAACAGCACTGTAAACGGCACTGACGAAACCACGGGAACAAATAGCGGAAAAAGCAGCGCAACCCGCGCCGAAACCAGTGAAGGCAACGAAACGGAAAAGCGCACCGCAAATAATATGCGCGGCAATAAATCCGAAATGCTAAGAATGTACTATGAAGCACAGCGCAACATTTTAGATAATATCTATAATGATTGTGAAGATTTGTTTATGGGAATTTGGTGTTGATTATGGCAAAAGAAATAAAAGTCACATTTGACAATGGCGGCGTATATGAGGGATTCGCTAACACATATACGTTAGATAATTCAATTACCTATTATTTTTCGTTCGACCGTGATTATAGAGTACAATTAACTAACAATGCAATAACGTTGCAAGAATATCGAAACGCTGGCGCATGGTATCCCATCGACATTATTACCAAGTTTGAACTGGCTGAAATTAGCGGCGGCGGTACTGGCGACGTAACGCAACAGTGGGTCAAGGATAATTTTGTGCTAAAATCTGGCGATACTATGACAGGCTCGTTGCGGTTTAATTTTGGTAGTGGTGATTTGATTGTTATTGGTCAAAGTAGTAGCACAAAACGCGGACTTATAAACTTTAACGGTAACATGTATTTTAAAAATGAAGAAAACAAAACAATCGCCTCTTTTGTTTCGACTTCAAATTTAACATTGAATCTATACCAAGCAAGTAACGGTTATAACAGTAATATTTATTTTAGAAATTATGAAGCGGGTGGTACAGGTTTAAGCCGCAGTATTAGTTATAGTGAATTTAGAAATAATGACACTAACAATACATGGGCATTTAATGGAAAATATCAAGCTAACAATACATGGTGGTTTAAGTCTGGCGGTGTTTATTTTGACACGTGGGCATATTGGCGGTCAAACGATATTATCAATACAATTATACAAAACAATGGTGGTATTCGTGTTTATAACGACCAGAATATTGTAGTGCATGAATTGGCATCCGATGCCGAAGCAAATTATTATAGCGTTTATAAATACAATGGCAGAGATACAGTATCTTTTGTTGGGGGACAAGACGCGCGTTATAGAATCACGGGTTATAATAATTTTGTTAATTCCGTTGAATGTTACGACAAAATTACAGTTAAAACAGAAGGGGAAAACACAGCAAAACTTATTCTTTCAAAGGGCTACTTAACTATTTATGATAATAATGAAAAGGCTCAATATGCGCTATCGCCCAACCGTTTTGACATTTATAACGGTAATGCAGTTATTTGTCATAATGGTAGCGGTAATGATGCACAGGCAACTTTCCAGTATAACGGCATTAGAACATATAATTATAACGGTGTTGTGTTTGAAGTTAATATAAGTGATGGCTATTATTCTAATTACAGTAAACGTTTCGACGTTACAGGAAATTACGTATCTATCCTTGCAAAATCTGATAGCATGAATATTACATCCCCGCAGGGTAATGTAATAATTAGCGATTCCCAAGGCGTCTATGGACGTAGCAGTAATAGTGAGGTCAACACATATATTAGAAATGTTTCGCATAATATATATGTACAAACGTCGCAAACAGGTGCGTCAGATGCTAGACGCGATGAATTGACCGCATTACTTGACTTATTCAAAATTGTATATAATATTCTGGAGGCGGCAGGAATACCAGGAGCAAGCCAGTTAGCAGAATATACAAGCGATACGGTACTTTGGATTTATGATAACCAAAATGGCGTACTAAAACCAACAATTACAAAAATACGCAATCTTATTCACAATTAAAAGGTGAGGTGTTTAAAATGTTCATCGAAAATATCGCAGATTATTTGCAGAAACTTAAAAAGCGAGATATTAAGCCGGAAATTTTTACAGTCTTTGAGTTTCCCGATGATTTGACGATTCTAGAGATTCTTAATTCTATTGGTTATCGTCTTGCAAATTTGTTCGGATTTGTTAAAATCAATACCACGACAAAGACCGTTGATACGGGTGAAGCAAGCGTTAATGTAACGGGTGATGTGGATAATTTGAATTTTGATTTTACTATTCCGCGCGGTAAAACTGGCCCTCAAGGCCCGACAGGGCCCGGGGTTGCCACTGGTGGCACAACTGGACAGGTACTTGCAAAAAAATCTAATGCAAATTTTGATACTGAATGGATTAACGCACCGGGCGGCGGTAGCACAGTAAGCGTAAACGTTGGTGAAACTACCACAGGCGAACCCGGTACAAATGCAAGCGTTACGAATAGTGGTGATGAAACAAACGTAGTATTAAACTTTACTATTCCACGTGGTGACACTGGCCCGACAGGGCCCACAGGTAAGCAAGGGCCAGCGGGTGCACCCGGCCCGACAGGGCCCGGGGTTGCCACTGGTGGCACAACTGGACAGGTACTTGCAA